GGGGTATGGGGTTTGGGGCGAACAATAGATTATTTGCTAACTCTGATGCTGCGGAAGGTAATTATGGGGATGGAACATCTATACCAACAGCAACAGGATTTAATATTGATTTAAGTGTTGCCGGTGGGTATTTTGCTAGTAAACCATTCATCTACATAGCCATTCGTAGAGGCCCGATGAAAGTGCCTACAAGTGGGACTAGTGTGTTTAGTCCTAATGCATACACAGGCGGCACAGCGGGAACATCGTTTAATTTGGGTTTTGTGCCAGACACGCTGTTAACGATGCGTAGAAATACTAGCAACTTTGACATTCTGCAAGCAAGGCTAATTGGACAAAACTACTTGTTTACCAACACGACAGACGCAGAAACTGGTGGGCAATCTGGCATTCCTGCGTGGGACGCAAACACAGGAACAACTAAACTCACTACCGCTACATCAGTAACTGGATGGAATGCCTCAAGCTCAACTTATGTAAATGAGGCTTTTGCCCGTGCTCCTAGCTTTTTTGATGTGGTTTGCTATACAGGGACGGGTAGTGCTAACAGGCAAATTTCCCACAATTTAGGTGTTGCGCCAGAGTTGGTGATATGTAAAGCACGAAACAATGGGTCACAAGAGTGGCGAGTTCTTTCAACTGCTTTAAGCCAAGTCGGTAAATTGAATGGAGCAGGTGCATTTTCTACAACCAATTTAGCTATTTATTTTGGAAATGACAGTACATATGTTGCGCCAACTTCAAGTGTTTTTACTGTTGGTAGCGCAGGAGACACTAACGCCAATACAGTTACCTATGTCGCCTACCTATTTGCAACCTGCGCTGGTGTTTCTAAAGTAGGAAGCTACACAGGCAATGGCTCTAGCCAAACAATCAACTGTGGATTTACTGGCGGTGCTAGGTTTGTCTTAATCAGGCGAACAGACTCAACTGGTGATTGGATGATTTCAGATTCTGCACGAGGTATTGTTTCTGGTAGTGACCCCTACCTTGAATTAAATAACACAAATGCAGAAGTCACTGGTGAAGATTGGTTAGACACAGACAGCACAGGGTTTGTTGTTAATGAGGTGTCTGGTTCTAATGCCAACACCAGTAGCGCAACCTACATATTTTTAGCAATTGCTTGAGGTAATTAAAATGCAAATCAGAACAAATAATGGACAAGTCATGTACGAAGCAGAATTTCGTGCATACACAAAAGCCAATGGTGGCCCATCATGGGAGACAACAACAACTGAAGTCTTAGAGTCTTTGGGTGCTGATGTAGTCTTTGAAGGCGCACAAGCTACAGGCGGTACTGTTTACCAATACTCTCAAGCCTCTGGTGTTGAGCAACTTGATGGCAAGTGGTACACAAAGTATATTCTTGGCCCTGTCTTTACTGATGGTAAAACAACTGCTGCGGAACAAGAAGTGGCTTACAAGGCTTCTAAGGATGCTGAACAAGCTAAGAGTGTTCGTGCTACCCGTGGTGAAAAACTAGCAGATTCTGATTGGACACAAGTAGCAGATGCTCCTGTTGACAAAGCAGTATGGGCTACATATCGTCAAGCCTTGCGTGACATTACTACGCAGTCAGGTTTCCCTTGGACAATCACTTGGCCTGATGCACCATGACAAACGAAGCCCTAAGTACAAAGGTAGCATCAGCAGCTACCTATGGTGGTTCTGGTGCTGCGGTCATCTTTGGTTTAACAGCCAATGAGTTTGCTGCTGTCTCTGGTGTTGTGATTGCTATATGTGGTTTATTGGTAAACATCTACTTTAAGCACCAACACTTAAAAATTGCACAAGCCTCTGCAAAGGCTGATGAGCAGGAAAAATGATGGATTGGCTAGAAGCTATTATTGCTCTAGCCTTCTTGTTTTGCTTTGTCATGTTTTGTAGTTATATTATTGCTTGGGCATACCCGTGAAATGGTTGCTGATGTCATCAATATTGTTTACATTGGTGGCATCTAGTAAAGATAAAACTGAATATCGCTGTGTGCGGTGGGCATGGACAGGAGATGTTTATAACCGCAAAGTAGTATGCCTTGAGTGGCAAAAGGTAGAGAGAAAATGATAGACCCTCTAACAGCCCTAGCAGGGATACAAAACGCTATTTCGATGGTCAAGAAGGCAAGTAAGGTTGCCTCTGACTTAGGCTCTCTTGCCCCGATGATTGGCAAGATGTTTGATGCCAAGAGTACAGCTACTAAGGCATTGATTGATGCTAAGAAAAGCAAAGGCTCAAACATGGGGACTGCCCTCCAGATTGAGATGGCACTAGAGCAAGCCAGAGCCTTTGAAGAAGAATTAAAGATGCTCTTTATGACTACTGGCAAGATTGACGTTTGGAACAAGATAAAAGCCCGTCAAGACCAGATGGATGTGGATGATGCAAGAGAACTTAGGGCTTTAGCTAAGGCAGAGAAAAAGGCTAAAGAAGAAGAAGAAGAAATGCAACAGTTAGCAATCATCATTGGTGGTGTGGCTTTTGTATGTTTGTTAGTGTTTATTGGTATCAGTGAGTTGATGGACTTCTGCCAAACCACTAAAAGGTGTGGGCGGTGAATGAGTACCAGAAAACCTTTGATATGTGTTTAAAGATATTTGTTTACGGATGTGTAGCTTTATACGCACTTGGCTTCCTCAAATTTTTACCTGACGATTTGTCGGACAAGATAGTTAATCTCCTGCTTGGAAAGGTTGGACTTGGTAAATGAAATATCTGTTCATCGCTTTTGTTGCAGTATTTTTGTCTGGTTGCTTAGAAGACAGATACAGATATTTTTGCCAGAACCCAGATAACTTTGTTGCTGAACAATGTCAAAAGCCTCGCTGCCTATTCACGCAGACTTGTCCAGAATATTTAGTTGCGCCTATCCTGACAAAGCAAATTGAAAACGTACAACCAGAGGAAGCAAAAAAATGAAAGTTGCTGAAGTCAAAAGTACTGAGGAACTCATAGAACTTTTAAAAGTTTGCGGTTGGCTTTTTGCGGTTGTTGTTGTCATGTTGGTATTTGGAACAATAGTTCTTGCATTTTTGTATTCAATAATTTTTGTCACACAACCAATTAAATCGCTTGCGCCCCTTGACGCTGCGGTACTTAAAATGTTAAATGACATTGTTCTTTTGTTGGTTGGCAGCATCACGACTCTGATTGGAATGTATGCGCTTAACAAGGGGTCTAGAGCCATCGCAAATCGCATGATGCCCACTCCACCAACACAACCTATGTGTGGCGGTTATGGAGGCGGTTATCAATCAACTCCTCCAGCCTATAACCCTCAAGGTGCTTATGGCGGTCTTCCTAGTCAACCTTTCGGTGCTATGCCTGTTTGGAAGAATCCAGAACTAGATGAATCGTGGACTCCCCCTCCTCCTCCGACTACGCCTCCAGAGCATCTTGAGGATGACCAAGAGCGTGAAGAAATAGCACAAGCAAGAAAAGAGGCTGAATAATGTTACCTATACCCCTCCCATGGCTTATCGTAGGTGTTTTGGTATCTCTCTTTGGTACATACCGAGTAGGTCACCACTATGGATGGCTAGAGCGTGATGGTGATATGAAGATAGCCATTGCCAAGAAGAACGAGGAGGCTCGTCAGATAGAGCAAAACATGGGTGAGAAACTTAACCAAGAATCTGCAAAATTACAGGAGGCTACCAATGCTATCAATCAAAAGACTACTGCCCTTGCTGTTGCCAATCGTGCTGGCAAGTTGCGCCTCTGCCCCTCCAGTAACGTACAAGCCCCCACAAGTACCCCCGTTGCCTCCTCAGATACAAAAGCAACCAGTGAACCTGACAGACCGACTGACACAGCTTCTGATGCCGAAAGAGCAACCATCGAAGCCATTGCCGAAATAGTAGCCCAAGGTGATAGAAACACGGCAGCGTTAAATGCTTGTGTGGAGTCGTATAACTCAATGAGAGATTTGTTGAATGATAAGTCCTGACCAACTTAAAAAGATGCACATAGACCCATCTTTAGCAGATGCGTTTAATGAAACATTTGATAGATTCGGAATTAGCACACCTGTTCAGCAAGCAAGCTGGATTGGTCAATGTGGGCATGAGTGCGGTAACTTCCGTATCATGGAAGAAAACTTAAACTATCGTGCTGCTACGCTTTTAAAGTTATTTCCCAGAACACCCAAACGAGCATGGGGTTTCACACCAGAGGAA